TAGCAATTACACCAATAATAGTTTTACCCATATTAGCAAACGACATACCGCTAGAAGCGGCAATTTGTCCGATTTGACCGCCTTGCTGGATAAATACAGTCAACGGCTTTTGACCGCTCAACAAGCTAACGAAAACGTCTTGAATTTGATAACCTAAGTTAAGCAATTCGTGACGTTGTAAACGAGCGCCGTTAGCGCCTTCTTTAAAGGCTCTGTTTTGGCGGTCTTGCTTATCTTTAAGGCGTTGAGCAGCAGCGGCGGCACGATCTTTAGCGGCAGCTAAAGCCAACTCGGCGCGCTGCAATTGGATAGCCGCCGTAGCTCCTCGGAGATTGGCTGCAATAGCAGCTTGCTGGGCGGCTTGTTGGCGTAGGGTCTCAGTAGCTAGGCGCTCCTTCGTAACGGTCGCCTGGGCTTCCTGGGCCTGCGCACGGGCCACGCTAGCCTGTAGGCGCGCATGAGCCGCCGCCTCTTTCGTCAGAGCCCCGCTCATACGCGTAGAGGCAGCTTGAAGATTGTCTAATTTGCCGCTATTGATTGAGGCAAGAGAACTTTTAAGACGCTCAGTATTATTGAACGCTTCTAGGGCAGCTTTAGCAATGCCATTAAGTTTCTTTTCAACGGAAGATGAAACTTTATCGCTAATCTCAATATCATAGCGTTCATCAGCCATTGATTTACTTTCTCAATCTGATTAACGTAACTTTGACATTACGCCTTTTTGCAATTAACATTGCAGCATCAACAAAGCCGCCAGGGTGTTGCTTACTAGACCCCCTGTTCAGGAACCCAATATGCCCGGCCAGATTGGACAAGTAAACAGCTACGCCGGGTTTTGCGCCTAAAAGCTTTTCCTTGCCCACATGTATAGCAGCCGCCCGGCTAACAGACTTAGTTGAACCTTTCTTGCCTTTAGCATAAGGTTCAATTTCAGACATAACCGGGCGGCCAATACCTATTTGCCAGTTACTAATTGCCTCCGAAGTATCAACAGGCGTTTGTTCTGTTAGATATTCAAGCATTTCGGTTGCGGCTTCAACTTTAAGCTTGTTTCCAAACTCATTTACTTCTGCCGCCGCCGTCTCCATCCTTTTCGCCAGTGCTAGAAGATTTGCCATTTGTCTTCTTAGAGTTAACAAATTTTATATAAACTGTATCCATTTCATCTATATAAAATAATAACTCTTCCTTTTGCCTAGCACTAAGTTCAAAATCTTCTGCATATTCAAAAATGCTACGCCGTCTAATTCTCCCTAACCCGCTAAAGTTATCCTGGCGTTCATCGGTTAGGGAGAAAAAGGCGTTGTAGTAAAGTTCTAAACCAAGAATTAAATTCGGCTTATTCTGAATATCTGTGGGCAGAGGATCGCCGAATTTCTCATGGTCATTCCTAAAAGAACGTTCTAATTCAGGAGTATATTTAAGACCATAAATTAGAACGTCAGTTAGTTTTTTCTTTTAGCTTGAAGTTCCTTTTGACGGAAATTAGACATATTGTTGCTTTTATTTTCCCAATCAGGGAAAACGTCAGGAAGTTCTTCAAATAAAGCTAAGACGTTTTCAATGGTAAATTCAAGAGGCTCGCCGTCTTCATCGTTGCCGGTAAGCTCAGATTTATCAATTTCTCGCCAATCTTTAATGATAGCTTTAGTAAAAACTTCAATGCTAAGCTTAGTCTTAAGAGCGTCACTTAAAGTGCCAGAAGCTAAATCTTCTTGATAAGGGGCGTAAACTTCTTCCATTACTTTAGTAAATTCAGGATTAGTTCTAGCCGCTCTAGCAATTAAAATTTCTTGAGGCTTGTTAGTTCTTTCATTAAAACCAACTTTAACCCAAGCGCCGTTAACATCGGCGGTTCTATCAGTCTTAAAAGTCTTTCTAAGAGACATGCCCGGTTCCTTTAAATAAAAAAATAGGGGAAGCCGCGAAGCTCCCCCTATAGAATGCTTCTAACCCCTATTTAGGAGTTAATGCCCACACTAGGGACATAGCTAAGGAAGGTCAAGCAAAGCGTGTGACCGAATGGGCTTTCAGCCGCGCCGCCTTCCAGGGGAACCATGATAGGTTCATCCATTTCAATTTCTAACTTACCGCCGCCTAAACCTAATAGCGGGAAGTCTAAAACAATTGCCGAATTGTCTTTAGAATAAATAGCATGGAAAGTAACATCGCTATTGTTTCTAATAGCAGCAATGGCAGAAATAGTACGGAAATAAACAGTTGCGCTCAAATCAACATCAAACATGCCAGCCGTAGTATCGAACGCGCCAAGTTCACCTTGAGCCTTATTCGGACTGACGTTGTTATTGATAGTGGCGTTCCATTCCGTCACTTTAGCAAATAAAGGAGTAGGATTAAGCGTAAGCGGGTCAATAATGTTCATTCTAATCTGGAAAACATTATTAGACGTATTTAAGAAACTTTCACCTAAAGCAGCGATAACCGTGTTATTGGCTTCTGCCGACTTGCGCCCCTCAGTTCCGGTTCTTTCTTCCTTATCCATAGCCACAAAGCCAAGGTCAAAATTAACTTTGCTATCAGCGGCAGGAAGGGGACTATTCCAAGTTAATTCATTAGGGGTAGAGCCGGTAACGTATTCCGCTTGAATGCCAGTTCCATCATTACCAAGTAAACGCTCAAGATTATAAGTGCGCTTCTTAATTAAATCAGGATTGTTTTCATTCTTAAGCACATTGCCGAAGTAAAGAGAAAGCGTCTTGCCGGTTCCCGCATCAACAGCAGCGGTAAATGTAGTCTTATCGAACGTAAGAACCTTAGCAGCAACGCCATTAACTGCAATTCTCGCATATCCTTGTTGACCAGTAAAATTAACAAAGACCCAAGAGCCGGGCACTAAACCTTTATCGTTAAAAGTGCCAGCCGTGGCGGTAAGAATAAGTTTGCCAGCCGCCAGGGAGAAAACAACATCAGCGGCAGCAAAGGTGAACCCTACCGCCTCGATAGTCGCAGTTGCGGGCGGCGAGGCTTCTACAACCGCCGCGCCGTTAGTCACGGTAAGCGTTCCGGTCGCCGTAGCAGTAACCGGGAAAACACCATTGTTGGCGTTATTGGTAAAGCCGCGCGCTTCTACAATATGCCCAATAACAAACCCGGCGTTAGACCCAGCGCCAGTATAAAGACCAGCACCAGACACAGCAGTAATCGGGCGTTGCGTTCCGTTAAACGGAAAGTTCTTAGGGGTTTCTCTAATATCAGCATAGAAGAAACCTTGAAGCAAACGCTGCATATTATTAGGCGTTAAATCTTCGTTAAAACCGCCGCTAGCGTCAACGTCAGTAACGTTTCCCTTCTTACGTTGACGGGAAGGATTAAACGGACGGCGGGTAGTCATCGCATATTCGCCGCCAATGTCATCAAAGCTATTGGGCTCTCTAACATACCAAATAGGAGCAGCAGGAAGAACTTTAGGAGTTTCTTCCTCAGCAATTAACAGGCCAACTACATTGGCGTCAATTTTATCAACCATTTTACACCTTATCCATTAATGGTGTCATAAGTAAATTCGCCAACTACGTTCCATCCGTAATTGCTATCTTCGTCATCAAGTTCATTAATGCGAACATTCCGAAACCATACATTACGGGAAGTCTCGGAAAGTTCAAGCATAGTCTTTGCTGCCTGGGCAATATTGCCGCCCTTGATATAGTCATTCTTATTTAATGGAGCAAAGATAGAAATAAAGATTAAGCCAGTAGCAGTAAACTGCTTTTTACTTTGGCCGTCATCTGAGGTAACATGAGCGGAAAGAGTGCCAGTTACAGTTTTGATAGAGGTTCTAACTGTAAAGCTATCGCTAGGAATTGGGTTTGGGTTAGGTTCACCTTTAAACCTAAAGCCAAGACTGCCCACAATTGTAGGGACGCAAGCTACAAGCATTTCAGTCTTAACCAAGCCGTACATTTCCGCTCTGGCGTCAGTATAAGTAACGCTCATTGGGAAAACCAAACTATAAATAAGACAGGTTCGTTAGCAGGAGCAATTCTAGAAAAGTCAACAATTGGCAAACTAACCCCAGCTTTAACTACGGTATCGGTCGCTGCGACTTCGAACCCGCATCCGCCCGATAGGAGGCCCATTTGCCGAGCCTGGGGGGCCTCTCTGCCGGTCAAAACGGTCAAGGTGCGGGCAGTAGA